TTCCGAGTGGCACCAGTAAAAGCATAATTTTCCCCTAGGGTGGCGTCCCGCACGTTCACATGTATACGTGAATTAGCCCCTCCCGACAGAGAGCTAAATTGAGCAGTAACCTCAACTAAAACGTTGTCGGTTCCGTCTACCGAAGCCTCCCGTAGAATCTCAGGAGTTCTTACCGAGAAATTCTGNCTTAATGTTACTAATCCAGAGGAGGGGAGGGTTGTCGTTGAGTCCTCGAAAGAGCGTATGAACAAAACACCGTCATCAGCTTCAGCGAACGTGGAGGAAGCGTCTGTTCCAGATAAAAAGCTATAAATTCCCGAGACCTGGTCAAAGTCGTGCCTAGAGCAGGACCCGAGCTTAGTGGCGTCATCAAATTCAGGAGCTTCAATACCGTCACGAAGATAGCTAGAAACCTCCCACCCGTTAAGCTCATATAGCCCTAGAATCTCATTCATATGGACTCCAGACAAAGAACGGTCTAAAGAATAATCCCTAAACCGTCCGTTTACCAATCTACCGTCTAACGCGGAAAATGCAGGGTTCTTTAACTGACCGTTAGGACTCGGGTATCCCGAAGTATTCATTGCCGAGAACTGATGATTGGGTATATCCTCGTTGTACACGTAGGACGTGCCATCGGAAGGGTCCAAATCTCTGTACTGGTTTATACTCTCGGTTAATCCTACGTAACCCGACAACCCCGCCAGACCGTTCTTTTTATCGAAGGCAGAACGGTTAGGTCCTACAGTCATTGCTTGAACGGTAAAATTGGAGACATCATAGGACGCAGCGACGTCGGCGCTTACTGAGGAGGGTGCGGGAACCCTAGTCATTAAATCCACAATATGCTCCTTCATTCCATCTACAATAAGATTCCTCTCATGTAACATAGGAGTGGGCTCAGTAAGGGCTTTGCCCCCCTCTAAGTATCCTTGGTAAATAGAAAGTGTTCCGTGCATCTTAATCCTTTAAACTGTAGGTATAGTAAACCTTAGAACCTTCTGTTGTAGGACCACTACTCCAGGTGTTCTGGCCGAGAAGTTCGACGTATTCCGCTCTACTTCCTCCCGAAACATCGAAAGAAGATGTCGAATACGTAGCATCGCGTGAATAACTCGTAACAGTGAGCCCGTCCCAGAAGGTGTAAATTGTATCAATCTCTTTACTGTTAAAGTAATTCATAGATTGATTTAACACAGTATCTACCACAGAAATTTCATAAATTACAATTCCATCTTTTACCGTATTATCTAAAAGAGTATTTGTAGAGGCTGTTTTAACTGTCAGCAAGTAACCAGTAGAAGACGTGTGTACATCTCCTGTCTTAAACGGAGTATGGCACGCCGCATGTTTTACCGTAAATATATCTTGTGTATGGAATTTTGAAGTAAGCGGTACAGGACATACAGCTCTTACAGGTACATCCATAACCTTTGTAAACATATGGTTATCTAAAGTTGTAGAGGGAATCCACTTTTCATCGCGCCAGCAAAACCTCCAATCCATAGACGTGCCGTCATCGGCCAGAACCCCAGAGGTGGTTAGTTCCACTGCTATGCGCTGCGCCTCTAAATTCCGTAAAGTTTTGGTTGAGATATCCACCTTAAACTGAGATTGGGGTCTAAGCTTATTAAACTTTTGGTTCAGGCCCGCCGCGTCTTCACCCTCGGCGTAATCCGCATACTGCGGGTCAAAAGGAACTACAACTTCAATTGGTCTTCCATCGGGGGAGAACATCGCTACGCTGTTACCTAAAGTTGCATTTAGCGTAGCTTCTCTATCAGTATTGTTTACTACGACAAACGATTGGGATGCCCCTGCGGGTTGTCGTAGTTGTATTCCTGATAAAATCTCATTAGTTATTAATACATCGTTATCTCTATAGACTCCAGAGGGAGCATACTCATTAGTGGCATCAGGAGCGTCTTCAAAATAAGTTCTGTTGCTGATAGTAATGGGACTATTATCGTAGTTATCATATTTAATACCCCCTGCGTGCGTGCCCCCAATAACAGAGGACCACTGGGGCTCATACCCTCCAGGATACTCACCGTTGGGGAGAGGGGGAACCGCCAGGTTTACATTAGTACTTATTCTTCCTTTATATCTAAAATCACTATTCCATAGTGTGGGACCAAAAGCATAAGATAAGAAATTATAACCTCCATAGAAGGGCGCATTAGGGCTTATCGTGTTAGCTAAAATACTACTAAATTCATTTTTATAAATATGATAACTTTCGTGAACACTATTACCAAACTCAAAGCTTCTATAATCTAAATCAGAAAATTGCGGGTTTTTATTACGACGAATCGTCCTACTCGTCATAGGACCCATAATTCCCTTCATGTTATCTCTAGAAATAGGAAGAGAACTACACGCCGTATTGGTGTTAGGTACAGCCCTTGCTGGGTATAAGGACGATAGGGGGTAGTCGTCGGACTCTAAACCTGTCCTTGCGCAAGAAGTTCCCGAGAAGTAACCGCTATTATCCCATACAACCGAAGATGCGGGCGCATAGTCTTGAGTGTCATATCTAAAACCTTTGGATATATACTCCCAGGTGGTGGTGTACTCATCTAGTGTTGCGCCTGAGGTAGCAATACCAAAATGATTCATAGCTATCGGCTGCCCTTTTCCTGGTCTTGTGTAAGGATAACAAGGGAGGGCGTAACGATAATTTCTTCTCCTGGAGGTGTTGCGGTTTAAGTCGGTAGCAGACACGTAGAAGAAGTCGTTCCCTCCCCCACTAACCCAGTAAGGTAAAATTCTACCGTCTCCGTTTATAGCGGTTGTACCCCAATCTCCAGTACCGCTTGCGCCAGCCCAGAAATCGGTTCTGTTAGACCTTAAGTACTCAGTGTTGAAAGTGTCTAAACATTCGTCTGAGACGATACATAGTTTAGACCACGGGAAATGTGTATCCTCTAAATCTTCGTACAAGGTTATCCTAGCAACCACATGCAAAGGCAGAAAGGTTCTTAAAATATCAACATATACATTTAAAGCAGCTTTATTTCTAAATGAATCGTAGCGCTCCACCGTATAATCTAAAGAAGACGCCGCAAATGTACCAAAAATAAATGATGATTTAGTGCACCACGTATCGAAAAGCTCTAAGGCGCTCGTATGTCCGTACTCCACGAACTTAGAGTAGTTCGGGGGAAGGGACATAGCACTTGCAAAGAATCTGAATGAATCGTTGGAGCCGTGAATTGGCGCTTCAGTAAGGCTATATGCCTGCTCTATAGCCGAGAGGAGATAATTTTTAAATTCCCCCACATAGCTTTCGTTCACCTCAAACCCAAAATCATTACGGCTTCCTGATAGAACATTACAGAAAAACTCAACCCTCGTAGGAGTTAGACGGCACTCTTTATAAAATCCATACTTTTCCCAGGGCGGTACAGCAACATGAAAACCATCTACACCTTGAGGGGAGTCGGAGGGATAGTTTCTGTGGTAATAGCCTTTCTCCCCTGTCGATAGAACAGGAAGACACTCCCACACTTTATCCTCCCTAAAAGGAACGCCGTTAATGGTAATAGCTGAAAAGGTATTATAATAATCTTCTAAAACGGCATCAACAAGAAATCTGTAGTTTCTATCTTTTGCTTGAGAGTAATCGGCAGGAGCTTGATTAAATCTCACACCTGAGGGGAAGGAGCCATTAAAAATCTCGTCTTGGCTTCTAAATTCTAAACCTTCCTTAACGATAAAAGATTCGGTTTTTATAAAGTAGTAAAGCAGCTTAGGGAGATAAGACTCCCACGATTCGACAACCGACGAGGCGGCAAATACGCCGTCTGGGAATATTAGCTTGCACGCCGCGTCAAACCCAACCACACTTCCCTTTGTTTTGTAAACCATCACAGCGTTTCTTAGCTGCCCGCGCCATTTAGCGTAATCACCAGTCAGGAATTGCCACCCAATATTATTCGCCAGCAACTCTAAAAACTTTTCGGGGCACTCATCAATACTCAGTAAATCCCCAATCTCCTCAATAATCAAATTAATGTCCGCAATACCTAAACTTAGCGCTTTCAAAAATCTTTGGAACGGTCCAGCGTCCCTCATCTTGACGGGGAATCCTCCAGAACCATTTAAAAGGATACTTAACGAGTCTTTAAAAAAGTCGCTATTCTTAAGTCTAGTATCGGTCCAACTCTCTAGCTGTTTTTGTATAGCCGAGAACATCTGCGTCCCTGAGAGGTAAGTGTTAGAGGAGAGTTCAGAGGTAGAACTCGCATAACCATACGGGAAGAAACTTCCGTAGTAGGTGCTATCCTCCCTACCCTCCCAGAAAAATCTAAACAGGGCGTTAAGGGCATTCTGAGTAGACAATACTTCACCTGCGTAAAGAGGAGGGATAATATAATCAACCATTAACGATGAGGCGTTTGCGGAAGCATCTGTACCACTTAAGGATGAAGTGTTCATAAAGTAAAACATCCCCAAGGTTTCTACTAGATAAGAATGAACTCCAGACAGACTGCTGTAAGCTCCAAACGCCATACCCGACATAGTTGCGAGCAACCCTGAAGGGTTATTAAGCTCAGCGTCAGGTAAGAATGTTCCTGAGAACCAAGACTTAAGCTCTTCTTGCGTTTCAAATGACCCAAATGTAAGGTTGTAAGGATGTAATATCCTTCTCTCAAATTGATTGGGGCTAAGGCTCGTCTGTTGGTTAGGTATAAAATACTCCGCCAACGCAGATACAGACATTCTTTCCGTCAAATCGAGGCTGCTAACATCAAAATATAAATCGTTTTGAATAGCTGCTTTAAGAATCTTCCCTAAAAAGGTTAGACTTACATCTTCCTCTTCTCCGTATAGACGAAAGTCCGTCTCCCGATAAAACTCGGGCACCATACGGTTTACTATATCAATATAGTTATACTTTGTAGTAGAAGAAAAGGCCATTATACGTACTGCACGTTAATCTCTATGTTATTCAATTGTAGAATTTCATTAAAATCTACATAGATATCGTTGGAATAATTATCTATTGAGAAAAATCTAGCGCCAGGGTCCCCTAAAATGTAGTTAATAAGTTCGGCTAAAATGAGAGGTTTTCCAAAATCCATGACGTTAGTGGAGAAGTAATCTTGAATAAGTCCAGCAATTCTTTGTTTAACATCCTCAGATGAAAGCTTTTGCTGCTTATCAATGTAAAGCGTAGTGGCTAAATCTAATGTCCTCACAACACCGTCAACTATAGTAAGCTCGTCAGTCATCATGCGGTAGTTGTTGAGGTAGGTAAGCATTTCATTCTTAAACTCAAAAGAAGCTCTCTCTAGGTGATTCTCGGTAGCTTTTTGAAGAACAAAAATATCAATCATATTTCCTGCGCTTCCGTTATCCCGTAAAACCGCCAACGCTTTCCCAGTCTTCCCTAGAGCGCTTCTAAACCTATTTGCAAACGCGGTGTAGTCCTGGCCTGTAACCGCTCTATACTGAGCCGCGAACCACATAGGCCCAAATCGTCTAGCCTCTTCTAAGGATTGAGCATTCACTCCTCCCGTCCCAGCTTTATTATTAACTATAGAGAAGGGGTGGGTTTGTCCAGGGTCATTACCAAACTCGGCGCTTCCTGCCGACTGTATAGAGTTAGCCCCCACATTGCCACGCAGTCCACCACCCGTTCGATACATTACTTTGTACGGACTTCCAGGAGTAGGGGCTTTGCCTACAATACCGTCCCCGAATTGGAGTTGGCATGAGAAATCCTCGTTGTATTTAAGTTGAAACGCAGCGGCACCCGCAGAGGCGAACCATATATTGTCAATCTCCTCAAACCAGCCATCACTAGAGGAAACAGCTACACTACCTTCTACAACAGAGGGAAGTGTTAGATTAATCGTTTGATTTGTAGACCCAGTTAAGAAATTACCCGTCGTAGTTTGCATCTTTCCTTCTAAAAGAAGTAAGTTATTGGCAATCACGCCCGCTGGCTGCTCAAAAGATGTCATATCCAAGTAAAGGTCTTCAGCTTGCATGTCTATGTTCCCGTTAGCATCGACATTGTAAAGGGTATAAGAAAGAGGGAGATTATCCCTAGTACTCACCATATCAATAGTTCTTGAGGTTAAGGGGATATTCATATAGTTTGTCCCAGTAACCGCGTATGCCGCATCATCGACAGTAAGAATACAGTTCGCTTTAGCGGGAACAGGACCCCTAAGAGAAATTCCAATTAACTCTAGTAACTTAATAAGACCTTCTGAAGTTTTTGCAGTCGCAAGGTAATTTTCCTGAGCTAAAGCGTCTGCCTTGAACGATAGCACGGCTGCTTGGTAAGCAAACAACTCAGTAAGCATTTGCCCTAAATCTGACTCGACAAAGTTATTGTAGTCCCGAGGATATACGGATTTTACGTACTCTTGAAAACTTGTTTTAAACTCATCAAAATCCTCAGTAGAAAAATCAATTAAATCTTTCTTTAAAGCTTCAGGGATACCACCTAAGCGGAGCCAGTCTGAGGTTACTTGACCATCAAACCCGCTTGGGTTATAAATAGAATCAAACGCGGGGTTTGAATTGGGTACATTTTGGTTAGCCATTGATTACAACTCCTTGAGTGTTTACAGTAAGGTAAATCCCATCTGTCGAGAAAACATTATCCTTTACAGAGAACGCTAGTTCTAGATTCATCTCTGATGTCTCCTCGCTGGGAGATAAGGTGAAGCTCCTTATAAGTACTCGTGGTTCATAACGCTCTATTGCAGTTTTAATAGATGTTTCTAA